GGCCGGGTCCAGCTCGTTGAAGCGAAAACGCTGCTTCTGATATTCCCCTATCGCGGTATAAATGGCGTTCCGGATTGCCTCGGAATTGGGCCTTTGTTGGCTCGATGACCCCCAATTGCCTGCTAGATCAAACCGAGCCCCCAACTCCGCAGCAATGCGAAATACCATCGTCGACAATGTCGGCTTGGCACCTCCGCCCTCAAAACCAGCACCAAAACCTGGACCAAAGCCGCCCGTCTGGGCCATTACTGTATCCTTATCGCTGTTATCGTCGAGTCCTTCGAATTGCCGGTCGTATTGTACTTCATGAGACCGTTTGCAGTACCTTCCTTACATTCGATACGAATATTTCCCGAAGGAGACGTAATGACACCGGAAAGCCCAAAAGACGCCGATGCAGCAGCCGCCGCAATATTTGTTGCGCCACTCGCCATCACCGTCGTGCCATCCCATAATTTACAGAAAAACGTCGCGGCTCCAGCCGTATCAGTCAATGTCACGGTACCGCTGGCATACCATGTCCCCGTCGTGCCCTGCGCCACACTCGGACCAATTGCATAGGCCGTAGTAACAGTCACATCGGCCCCCAACGAAGACGTCACCAGCGACATATTGAGCGCAATGGTTCCGCTTGTTGTGATCGTGCCGCCCGTCAGCCCTGCCCCCGCCGCAACCGAGGTCACCGTGCCAGCATTGTAGGCCGACCACGCCGGAACACCTGTCGCGTTCTCCGTCAGTGTCTTTGTCCCGGCCGTATTGCCCGGCAATGTCACCCATGCCGTGCTATTCCAGTACATGATGTCGCCCGGATTGGTCGTGGAGGGGAATACCGCCGCCGTGGCCCATGATGGAATACCCGAGGCGTTCTCTGAAAGGAACTGGGAGCCGCTGTTGTTGCCCGGCAGCGTTACCCAGGCCGATCCGCTCCAATAAACGACGTCGCCGGATCTCGTCGGTGTCGGAAATACCAGTGGCGTCACCGCACTACCCGATACCCAGCTCGGAACACCGGCATTGGTCTGCTGCAGTAAGCCCGTCGTCGTATTGTTGCCAGCCAGTGTCCCCCAGGACGAACCGTTCCAGTACACGAGATCGCCAGCTCGAACCGGTAACGGGAAAATAGCCGCTGCCGCTCCCGGCTGCGTCGTCGCACCCGTACCTCCCAGCGCTATTCCCAAGGCCGAGGTGCATGTCCCCAGCAAACCCGTCGTCCCTACGTAGCAGGTGAACGCCCCCGCTCCCACAGGCGCAGCAGGCATCGAGGAACTGATCAAATTCGTCTGGAAATTGCGCAGGATGGAGGGAGTGATCGCCCCGACCGTATTGTCCGGGAATTGCGTCTGCACATCATTGAGTAATTGCGACTTCGTGCAGGGAGCCGTGCAAGGAGGGGTCGCCTGCGCATGCACTTCGCATAAAGACAGGAATAAAACCAGAACAATGCAAAGTAGAAGTCTCATGGGTTGCGCCTCCTCCGCGGCGACCGCGGCCAGACCGCGCTCACCCTACAGTGCAATACCAGCGGCCCAGTGCCGTCGAAGCCCAGCAGTCCGCACTCTTCAATGCCGCAATAGCCAATGCCGCTCCCGCACCAGCCGCTACGCCATTGCTCACGATCACATCCGTAGCCAGGAACGGAAACACGTTCATCGAGTTGGCTGTGTTGTTCACCACGATGACATTGAGCGAACCATCAAGGTTGGTCGGTGGCCCGATCGCCGTGATCGATGGCAGTCTCACCCCGTCCCCGATCGTCGCAACCGTCGTCACGAACGATACACCCGCACTCAATTGATAGGATGTTGCCTGCGTGCCGGATGCCGTTGCCGTAATGCCCTGCTCAGGCGTTACAGCCGCAATGCCAACCTGGAAGATCTCCCGGTTGTTCTGGCTGATACGACCACTGATGACCAGAGCCGTCGCCGACGTGGCCAAGGCCGCAAGTGCAAAGATCGCTCCCGCCGCAGCCGAATTGAGAAAGCGCTTCATCATCTCACCCTCGCAAAAAGAGGCTGGGCGGGGTCGGCCGCCCGGCCCAAGGCTGGGAGCTTAGGACGACCATCCGCCTTCGAACTCGATGACGAAAATGGCTTGTCCTGTAGTGGGAGAGCCAGTCGCATTCCATATCGCATATGGCAGCACATCGGCTGCCGCAGTAAGGGATCGGCCGAGTGCTCTGCCTTGTGTGATGGCGGGAATAACAGTGCCCGTCCACGTCGCGTCGCCCGCCGCCACGATATTGTTGTAGGTCGGCGAGTTGGTGCCAACCGTCACCGTAGGCGTCGTGCCATTGAAGGCGACCGGCACCTCGATCCAGACACCGAGGATGAAGGCACCTTGCGGCAGATAATTCGCAAACGGGACCGCTACACCAGGAGCTGCATCGGTAACCGCATTGACCGTCTTCTTCATCGTGTTCGAGACTTGCCGCGGGTCCTGCCGGGCAGCCGTACCAAGTACACCAGTCGCCATGTCAGGTCCTCCTCAAGTCGCAGGCTGCGCGTAAGTCGCCATGACGATCGTGCCATAGTCGATGTTGTTGTAACGCGTCTTCTTCAGCCCGTGGATCGTCAATGCAGAGATCTCAAGACGCCGCTTGTGATCAAACAATTCCTCGTTCCAGGTGATCTTCTGCGGCCCGTTGTCCCTGCCAAACCCCAGCATCGCCGCCTGACCACCCAGGAATACAGCCCGACGCACGGTCGGCACGTCAGCCCCTGTAGCCGATACACCGTCCGTGACGTCGAACGCCGACCTCAAAATGGTCGAGTTGTACATCCCGATGGCACCGGAAAAGATCCTGTTTCCCGTATCCTGCCGCCCCATCGACGCTGCTTTCTGGATATCGATAAATTGCCCCGTCGAGGTGTTGCGGCGCATTGCCGTCACCTGATACGGATGCAAATACGCTACATAAATGTCTTCCAGCGTATTCATGTAGTCGGATCTGCCGTTCCCCCTCGGAGCCGTGCCCTTGATCCTCACCGGACGGATCATCGGAGTCGCCGTGATGGCCGCCTCCTTCGCCTTGTCCACCATGTCCAAGGTAAACGTGTCCCCCGCAACCAGCAGATCATCCGATGCCCGGTTCGACTGCCGGATAATGCGGCCCGTAGATGGCGCCGTCACCGGGTTCAGTCCCGTATAGCGGACATCCGTCTGCACCGAATATCCGCAAACCTGGTTGAAGAACGCCACCGAATAGCGCTTGGCGTACCAGTCTCCAAGCCTGCTCTTGGCCGTATTGCGGAGATCCCAAGGCACCCTCTGCTGGTCGATGGTTCTCCTGGACTTCACACCAGCCACCGCCATCAGCTCATTGATGACAAGCTGGTCCGAATAGGTCGTTAGTGCCTCGCCATTGCCCTCCGCCAGCTGGTTCTCACTAAAACCTGCCTGCGCCAGCTGCATGACGATCGCGTAGGTGATGGCATCACCCGGACCCTTCGACAGCGCATCCTGCATGTGAATAATAGCGTTCTCATCATCTCCGATAAGGGGCGCTATCGCCGTGTATTTGAGAGCTTCATAGTCAAGTACGCGCGACCACAGCTTGACGGCCATCGCGTCATTGACGGGAAAGGAAGTAGTGGCCATGTGGCACCCCTGCGGTCGCGCCAGGCCTCGTCACAGCGGGGCCATGGCACATTGAGCGATATGCGTGAGGTGCAGTCTTTATGCGCCCTCTGCTGGGCGGGGAGGGTTTGAGCGATAACCCAAAACGCGGGGGAAATTTATGCGCCGATCCCCGAGGCGTGTGACATTTCTACCTCACCGCGATGGCAGATGCAAGCCACCTCCGGAACCCATCAGGCACCCAAGCAGCCCAAAGATCAGATACACCACCGCGATGGCCACCACCGCCCACAGCACAATTTCAATGATCCGGCCAATGATCGGAAACCCGATAAGGCTCGTCAGATACGGCACCAATAACCGGATAACCGCCACGATCGCAGCGATCACGATCACCCAGATGATCAACTGCTGTAAAAACCCCAGACTAAGACAGCTCATTTGTCACCCTCCTTCGCCCACGCCTCCCAGTCACCCATGTCCGTCTCCACCAGGGGCCAGTCCGTGGCAACCATCGAGTGATATTGGACCCGCTTGATCTGTCCAGTGGGATAATACTCGATCGCCTTGACCCGCGGGCATGCGCCTTGATGGTACTTCCCGCAATGCGGACAGATCTCAGCCACGACCCGGAAACTCCCTGCCCATCAGCGCTTCCAGCTGAGGCTTCGGCAGATGGTCGATGTAATACCCGAACTCCTCATCGTTCATAGCCAACAGCTCCTTCGGTGTCAGCGGACCGCTCGGAGGCGCCCCGCCACCATCCGATAATGACCTCGAAGCCGCCTGTCCCGCCTTCTCAGCCTGGATCTGAGCCACAGCACTCTGCGCACTAAACCTGCCGACAGGTGATCCAGCAAGCGCAGAACCCTTGGCATATACCTGCTGCGGCTTGGCTGCCGCCGGGGTCGACGTCTGAACCTGCGGCGCCTTCCACCCCCGCAACTGCGCATGCTTCATGATCGCCTTCGCCGGGCTCCTGTTATGCTGCAAGGCGTTCTGAACCAGCCACGCCTCCTCCGTATTGAAGTCCTCCACCATCTT